CCCCCATCTCGGCGGCCACCTGTTGGGCGATCTTTTCCTCGACCCGCGGGTGCCGGCGGATGCGGTCTTTAATGGTGCCCCGCAGAATCTCGTTGCCGTTCTCGTAGCCGACCCGCTCGTAGTAGGTCTTGAGGTCTATGGCCCCCGATGAAAGCTCTGAGAGGGCCATGGAGCGCTCCTGCATTGAGGCCACGAACTCCCGGTCGTCGAAGGCCACCTGAACGTCGTAGTTCTCGTGGATCATCGACCGGGTGATCTTGTGCCCCTGGGCCCACACGCCCCCGGTGAGCTGGGGAACCACGTCGATCAGGTACAGCATGCGCTGGGCCACCACGGAGGCCAGGTGCTCCATCTGTATCTCCGGCGCGGTGAACCTGCGCCCCGCCGAGGTGTCCAGTATGGCCTGCTGGCCAACCGTGTCCACCCCCTGCTCCCTCATGCCCCCCAGCCGGCGGGCGAGGGTTGACCGCTCCAGGATGTCGTCCGTGAGGCTGTCCTGCTGGTACAGCCAGCGGGGCAGCTCCTTGGGGTTGGTGTCCCCGAACTCGTCCTGGTCGCCGTACACGAAGCCCTGCTGGGCCTCGGCCTGGGCCACCTCCTCGGCGTCCTGCTGGCGGGAGATGCGCCGGGCCGAGTAGGCGTACCGCATCAGCACCTCCTGCCGGGCGGAGTCGCCCTGCTGCTTGATCTGAATGGTTCGCTGAACGGCCGGGGTCAGCATCCCCCGGGCCTGGTACACCGGGTCCCCGTTCCCGTCCCGGGGGCGCAGCCCCCACCCGGAAAACGCGTGAACGAAGGGTATGAATCCGGCCGGGTTGGGCTCCGAGTATATGACCCCACCGGAGGCAAGCATCTTGACGTGCCAGCGCTCATCGTAGAAGTCCCAGGTGTCCACCAGCGCGAACGGGTTGGCGTCCTCCCCGTGGCCCCGGTCGGGCTCGTACACGCTGGCGAACTTCCGGCCCTGCTCCACTTTTCGCTTGGAGAGGGCCACAAGCTCGCCCACGGTCATCTTGGTGAGCTTCAGGGCCACCGTGGGGGACTTCTCGTCGGGGTCAAGCAGCACGGTGGCCGGGTGGGGCACCTGAATCCGAAACGGGTTGCCCTGGGAGGTCAGCCCCCCCTGGTCGGGCATGTAGATCGGCGCCTCGACCACCACGTACCCGTACCCCATGAGATAGGAGTTAGCCTCCCGCCAGGGGAGGTAGGTCTCCTTCAGGGCCGAGTCGTAGAACAGCGAGGACAGCCCCAGCTCCACCGACGTGGCGTCCTCAGCGTGGGACTCCCCGCGCCCGGCGGGCTCCCGGTGGAACTTCGGGGTGATGGCCAGCGCCTGGTCGGAGGCGTTGTCAATGATCTCCTGCGCGTAGGGGGCCTTGAACTGCGCCCGGCGGGAGCCCGGCTCCCAGACGCTGTTCTCCGTGTGGTAGTGGGCGTCAACGGAGTCAAACGCCTGGTGGGCGTTATTCCAGCGGCGCTGGAGGTACTCCCTCGCCTGTGAAATGTCTCCCTCGCTGGGGGGCGTGCGCGCGTCTCCGAGGTCTACCATCAGTCCGCCCTCCTTCCGGGCGCCAGCAGGTCTCCCCCGCCCCTGGAGCGGGCCGCGGCCTGCTGGGCCACGTTCATCTGATCCTTAACCACCATGGGCAGCTCCCGGTAGGCAAGCTCGGAGAAGGTTGCCCCCCGGCGAACCCCCCGGGCGTTCCACCGGGACTCCCACTCTTTGAGAAGCCCGGATATCGCCAGGATAACGTCCTCCGGGTACTCGTGGTGGCGCAGCATTTCGTCCGCCAGGGCCTTCAGACGCATGCCGGCGTCCTGGCGGTGCTCGGGGACGATCTCGTGCGGCTGCACGTCGCCCCCCGGGGCGGCCAGTCCTGGTATCTCCATAACGAATCCTTTTCTTGTCTAGTAGGCCGCCGGGGCGCGAACCAGGGCGCCACGGGATGAGGCCCTCGCGTAGCCCTCCATCTGAAGGGCCAGGGCCACCGCCGTGGGGCCATCGTCGTGCCCCCCCCTGCGGGCCTCCATTCGTCCGTGGTCGCCGACCACGATAACCTGCTCAAACTGCTCTAAAATCGCCCGGTCGGGGATAACCACCGCCACCCGGTTCACCTCGGTTCGCAGGTTTCCCCACATCACCCGCCGGGAGCGGGAGGTTGTCAGCCAGCCCGGCTCGGCGGCGGCCGGCTCCGTGTAAAGGTTGCGGTACCGGGCCCGCTCCGCCTCCCTGACCACGTCTATCCCCCAGTCGTTCTTCTCAATGCACCACACCGGGTTCCCGTACATGCCCAGCATTCTCATGGTCGACTCGGCGAACTCCGTGGTGCCCATCTCGTTGCTCATAACGCAGGCCACCAGCTGGGCGGACTGCGTGGTGATGTCGAGAACGCAGGACACCGAGAAGTCCGACAGCCGGCCGTGGGCGGTGTCCGTCCCGCAGGCGTAGCTGCGCCCCCGCTGATACTTGGAGTACAGCCGCACCGGGCCCTCCTCCAGGAAGGGCTCCCTGAGCTGCCCCTTCATGTAGGCAAGCGCGTCGCCGTCAAACCCCGAGATGGCCCCAACCGGGGTCAGGGCCTCGCCCTCGGAGCCCGGGTGCTCCTTCATCATGTAGGCCGCCGGGGACAGCCGCGCGGTGGTTGGCGTGTTCGCCATCACCCGCCGGTGCCAGCCCTCGTCCCGGGTCGGCCGCGACCGCCACCCAAAGAACAGGGGGGCCCAGTCCGTGCCGCCCTCCTTGGCCCTCAGGTAGGTCTGCTGAAACACGGACTCCGTCGTCCAGGGGTCAACGGTGGAAATCATCACCATCTGCCCCCCGGAGGAGTCCACCGACCCGCTCAGGGCAAGGTAGGCCCCCGGAAGGTCGTCGTGGTAGTCCGCCTCGTCCAGCAAGGTCAGCGCAAAGTTCTCGCCGCGGCCCGCCTTTGAGGTGGACGGGAAGGCGCGAATCCGGGACTCAACCCCGTCATCGAACGCCAGCCGCATCTCCAGGCGCGAGTCCGCCGAAAGCTCCCTAACCCACCCGGCCGGGAGGTTCTTGTAAATAAAGTTCACCTTCCCGGTCAGCGATATCGCCTCCTCCTCGCCAATCGAAAACATCCCGACCTGCGCGCCCGGGTGAAACATAAACAGCCAGCACGCGTAGGCGGCGCTCACCCAGGAGGCCCCCAGCTGCCGGGCCTTCAAGATAACCAGCTTGCGCTCCGACACCAGCCCCCCGGCTATCTCCATAACGTGGGGCCACTTCTCAAAGGGCGTCTTCCCGCCCGCGACCCCCTCCAAAACCTGGGGGGTCTCCTGTATCCACACATAATCCAGGAACCGCTCAAAGTCCCGGGAGGCCAGCTCCCGCTCAAGCTCCCCGCGAAGCAGCTCCCTGTCCGGGCCGGTCATAACCACTACACTGGCCCCCTGTCCGCGGCCTTCGCCAGCGCCTCAAGGTCAGACCGCCAGGCCATAAGGGACTCAAACAGTGGGTCCGCACGATCCCCATCCTCCGGCTTCCATGCCGGGCGGTTAATCGTCACCCCGTTCGGCGCCAGGGGGCGCAGCTCCATATAGCAGCCCATGTCGGCCGCGGTCGCCATCAAACTTATCAAATAAAACCCCTTACCCGTGGCCGTCATAGCAACCCCTCCCGGAAGTATTGCCTCGTTTCACGAAGTACGAATTTAACGAATTTAACGAGTTTGCCGTTAATATTGTCCGATCTGCTCCCGCAAGATGACTCTTTATAGAGGGGGGACGCGCGCCGCCAGAAAACGGCCTCAGAAGTCTAAGGGCCCGGTATAAAACGGCCACGGCAGACACAACAGCCCCCAAAATAACAAGGGCCAGAAAAAACACGGGCGCAGACTGCGGGCGTCGGTGTCTGAGGGGCGCACGGAATCTAAAAGAATACGCGGGACTCCGGCCCCATCTCAGCCGCGGCGCCCCCCGAAACTGGGACTCCGATAAGGACCGCGCGGTCTCATCCGCGCACGTGCACGCTCCTTTCTCTGGCTCCGGTCGAGCCTGAGCCAGTGCC